ACTAGTCGGCCTGCTTACGCATGAATACGGGGACGTGTTCCGCGTCCTGGTCCTCGTGCCGTCGCAAGTTAATACTTGAAAGCTCGTATTCCACCCGCCCGTCGGGGTGGGTAACCTCGCTGCAGACCGTGTTCGTCCGCTTCGCATTGCGGTGATAAATAAGTTTTGTCGGTTTCATTTGATTACCCTCGTTAATGTATTGCCAAGCCAACTGCAATCCCGATCGCGAACCATACCGCGCCCCAAAACCACGCAACAGGGTTAAACGCTGCCTGAATGGTCAGCCATATTATTGAGATTAATACCCCAACCAAAAAACCCCGGCCCGTAGGCCGGGTATCAAGGCCCGCGGGATTGCGGGCTGAGGGGGTATTTTTAGGCGCCCGGTTCAACATACGGCCCGTCCACACGTACAGCAATGTGTTTTACCTGGTCTCCGTCAGGTATGTCGGGTATCCCGTGAATAGCTGCGTACTCAGGCGTGTAGTCGATTCTTGATCCTACTCTACTGGCGCCTTCGTCGATGCTAATGTGTGCCCAATATGTACCATCGGTGCAGCGTGATACCTCGACGTGCCCGCCGGGAAATTTAATAATCCCGGTTGACGGTTCAGGATTCCGCGTGTTGCCCTTAAATATCACAGTGCAAGCGTCGTCGGAGTGAAATACCCTTGCTCTAGCCATTGGCCACCTCCAGTCCATTTAAGAAAGCGTACATCCTATCTGCTAGCGCGCTTCGGGATGTGACCGCACGAAAATACATCGCATATCCCTCCGTGCTCGTTGCACATTCTGTGCAGGCTTACACCCCCGTATGCGTGTGAAATATGATAATTTCCGATATTGGCACGCATCCGATCGCCGTCCTTGGTATATGGTTCACCAGGTGAATTTGTGGCCTCGTTAATGCGTGCGCAAATAGCTTTAAGTTGTGCTTCTGTTACTCGGTACATGGTACGCCCCTCCTATCGTCTAAAGTCGTTTTTGGCAAAGTGGAATTCCTCGCTCAGTTCCTCGGCTTTTGCCTCGGCTGCCGCGAGGTTTTCGAAGTCAATGCTATACATGTACTCCCCGGCAGGATCGAACAGGCCGAGCACGCACCCCTCATCCGGGTTGGTCGGGGAACAACAATCCCCGTCAGTAATAAGGAATTCGTAGCCGTTACCGTCTACTGCCTGCAGTGCGGTGCAGTTGCCGCCCGTGCCGACTTCTGTGAATTCAAGTTCCACAAGTCACCCCCTTATTGAATGCGGACAACGCGCAACCCTTGATATGGTGCGTGCTCGTTCCAAGCCTCTCCAACCGATAAGGCATTAAGCTCGAAAACATCCTCGCAAGAGAATCCGCGCTCGCAATTGAAATAAGCGAAATCGTGTTCCTCATGCGTCGGATCATATCCGCCGGCATACCAAAGGCAAGAATATAGCCGGTTGTCTTCCGGCTGTGCCCATTCATTGTGGAAGATTGGCGCATCAGTGTTGAACCCAAGAACGGCCCAATTAGGACGCAGATTTAGCTGATAGTCACGATCGGAAAAACACTGGATTGTACCGGCGTCTTCATCGACCACAAATACCATGCCCTGCTCCGTGGTAAAAGTTTGTTTCATTTTAAACCCCCTTGAACGTGTCGAAATTGTCGACCACATATTGACGATGTAAGTCTGTTATCTGGTCATCGATTGCGACCAGCCCGCCAGTAGGATCGATACCGTTTAGTAGTTGATCCGCGGCCACCTGGTGCCCTCTCGGTAGCTTGTCGCGTATCATAAATAACGTTTGCCTTTCGTTTGCGCTTAGTAAATCCATTGTTCCGCCCTCAAATTGTGTTCTGTGTAACTGTTGAAAGTTTAGCAACATATAATAAGAATGCAATACATATTTTGACACTCACCCGACGAATGGTAATATAAGTAAATCAGAATATTAGAGGATTCAGAACATGGCATTCCAACCCGGCCAATCTGGCAACCCCGGCGGCGTACCAGTTCACGCCCGCGAGGCGATCAACAAGATGCGACGCGCTATTGCGAGGGCGATAGATATGATGCGGGACAGCGACGGCAAAAAGGTTATCGGCGTTGTCCGGCTCGCGGAGAACATCCGCGACGCCTTAGAAGCGAACACGGTGCAAACGATGAAAGACCTGTCCGCCTACATGCCTAAAGACGTGTTGATTGAGAGCACGAGCAACAAGGATGCCGATCGGATGACCGACGACGAGTTAGCCGCGATCATTGCACAGCGGGCGATCGATCGGGCGCGTCAGCTCGAACCAGGTGAACCGGAAAGCATCGACGATATGTTGAGTTAATAGCAACACGCCATCCCTTGACGATCGGCGCGCCTTCAGCGCATTATCCTCCTGCGCAGTTAATAGTTAGGACACTGATACACAGTAGCAGTTAGAACGGGAAGCGATCGGGTACCAGGTGCGCAGCAGGGAAACTCGACAAGGGGGAGGGTATAACCCGCGATCGGATCAGGCGCGTCAGCCCCGCCAGGGGTGGTACACAAAATTCACTAAAAAATTAGTGACTTGTAGAAATTTTTGCAAAATTCTGCAGCGAGCCGGCCAGCTTGTACACCGTGGCGGCGCTGTATATTATTAATGGACAATCTTTCAAACTAGACAGGAGAAAATCAATGTGGGTTAATTATCTTATCGCGACCGTAATGGTGTACCTCGGCATCGGCCTTGGCATCCGCCTGGTGTGGAACGGAGTCGCCAGGAAAGAAGTCGTCGCCAAGGATTTCGTCTACAAGTGGGGCGTTATCGTGGCCAACGTCGCGTGGTCTTATTACCAGGAGTGGAAGGCAAAGCACTAATGCCGTTCAAGTCAGACGCACAACGAAAAGCAATGTATGCTGCGGCCTCGGGCCGCGGCAACATCGGCATCAAGCCGTCTGCTGCGCGGAAGTTTATTGAACATTCAGGGGGCGAGGCTCCCAAGCAGGAAAACAAAATGGCTGATTCAAAGAATCTATTACTGAAACTTCTGCCAGGTGGTTCGGTTCGCGACGCCGGCGGCAAAGCTGCATGGCGTGTGAAGTACAACAGGTTTGCATCGATCCGTGCAGAGAAGGGCGCCCCGAAGTTGCCCCCGTTCGAACAGTGGCCGCCTTATGTAGCCTGGCAAGCGAGCCAGAAATAAATGTCGACCGCCGCTGATTTCATAATCACCGCCGGCGGCGGTCGTACTCCGGTGCGGAAGCTCTCCATGTATGACCGTTGAATCCGGCGATGCCGCGGTCGGTAACGAGGCGCTGGCGTCAAGCATAAAGACATTCACCGTAACCACGGCCAATTCGGGATGGAGCATGCTCAAGGTGCTGGCGACTGCCGGCAATAACAAGCAGGCGATTTACATCCAGGTTTATGCACAAGACCCCGACACGGTTGCCGACGATTACGGATTCATTGCGCAGTAGGAGGACCGATGGTCGACGAATTTGACGCGGCCGAAGTTCTATTAAAACGCCGAGAAGCCCGCCGATCCCTGGCCGGCTTTTCGCGTTACCTGTTCCCGGACGAACCCCCGGCCGCGCACCATGAACTGCTTTGCAACGCACTGGATGAAGTGCTCGAGCGTGTACGCCTCGGCACCGCCGCGAACTATCCGAAAGGAGAATGGCAGCGCGACCGCTTAATGGTTTTCATGCCGCCCGGTTCCGCGAAGTCCACCTATTCATCCGTGCGGTTCCCTGGTTATTTCCTCGGGAAGCTACCAACAAAAGCAATCATTTGCGCATCATACGGCGAAAAGCTCGCAACTGAATTCGGCCGCAAGGTTCGTAATATCGTAAAACGCGAAGATTATCTAATGCTGTTCGACGTTGCGCTGTCCGAAGATGCGCAGGCCAAAGGCGAATGGGGCACGAACCACGGCGGTTCCTACTTTGCCGCAGGTGTTGGGTCGGGCGTAACCGGGCGGCGCGCGGACCTCGGCCTGATCGATGACCCGGTTAAGGGTCAACAGGAAGCGGACTCGATTTCTACTCGAGACGAAGCATGGAACTGGTACCGATCAGACTTCTTTTCCAGATTAAAGCCGGGCGCCGCGCAAATAATTATTCAGACGCGATGGAACGACGACGATCTATCCGGCCGAATCCTACCGGATGATTGGGACGGAACCAGCGGGGACTTCGTTGGATTCGATGGCCAGATATGGCGCGTTATCTGTTTGCCGGCCGAAGCTCGAGACAACGATATCCTTGGCCGAGAGCAAGGGGAATGGTTGTGGCCGGACTACTACACGCCGGCCACCTGGGAAAGCATCAAGAAAGTACAGACGTCCGACGGAACGGATTTTCGAATATGGAACGCGCTGTATCAGCAAACCCCGCAACCGGATTCAGGCGTATTCTTCAAACGCGAATGGTTCAAACGCTATGACCTCGGAGATCACCCGCCGGTTTCCCCATTCGGCGCCTCGGATTACGGCGTAACGAAAGGCGGCGGCGATGCAACGGAACACGGAATCGGCGGTTTCGACAAAGACGAGAACCTGTATCTCGTGGATTGGTGGTCCGGGCATTCCTCGACGGACGAATGGATTGAATCGCAGCTCGACCTCGCTAAAGAATGGCGCCCGTATGCGTGGCTGGCTGAAGTCGGCGTAATCCGGCGCGCAGTCGAGCCGTTTCTTACCAAGCGCAAACGCGAGCGCCGCATTTATTTCCGCCAGGAATGGATGTCGCATATCGGGGATAAAGGTGCTAATGCGAAAGCCTTCCAGGCGCTTGCGGCCTCCGGCAAGGTATACATTCCTCGCTGTGAGTGGGGTGATGCGGTCCTGGATCAACTTGTAAAATTTGTACCCGGCACCGATTTCAAGGATGATAAAGTTGATGTGTGCGGACTATTGGGTAGAATAGTCGATGCTGCCTTTGGGCCGCGGGAACAGCACCTTACGCCAACGCCGAAAAAAGACTCGTACGGCGTAACAGAACTGGACGTCGACGACGAGTACGGGCCGGAAGACGAATTCGATTGGATGGTACAATAACCGGAACAATGAGACACTAAGGCAATGGCGAAGAAAACTGAAGCCACGAGAGACATTCACGCGAAACTAATCGACCAGGTAGAAGACTTTCTCCTGACGACGATGGACGGCCGCGCTCGCTCCGAACTGGCGCGCGATTACGTTGATAACAAGCAATGGACCGACGAGGAACTTGCCAAACTCCGCGCCAGGAAACAAGCCGCGGTAACGATCAACCGGTGCAAGCCAAAAGTCGAAGGGTTGAAGGGTTTACTCGTCCAGCGCAAGACGGACCCGAAAGCATTCCCCCGCACGAAGAAGCACGAGAAAGCGGCCGATGCGGTAACCGATGGCCTTCGCTATGTCGCCGACCATACCGATTACGATACGAAGAAACTCGAAGTCGCTGAGAATATATTCGTCGAAGGCACCGGCGCCTGCATAATCGAAATGGAAGACGGGCCAAAAGGCCCGGAAATCGCAATCAATAAAATCGATTGGGATCGGTATTTCTACGACTGCCATTCACGCCAAAAAGACTTTTCCGATAAACGGTACGACGGAATCATTATGTGGATGGACGTCGAAGACACCGTTGACATGTTCGACTTGTCCGAAGACGACGAAGAATCCCTCCTGGACGTTGAGGCTTTCGAATATGAGGACGATACATTTGCTGATCGGCCGCAATGGGCCGACAAAAAGAATCGACGCGTACGAGTAGTCGAGCATTTCTTCAAAGATCACGGAACCTGGAAAGTCGCTTACTATACCCGCACGAGGATGCTCGTTGAGCCGGTAGATAGCCCGTATCACGATGAATACGGCCAACCTGTAAACCCGATTGTTTCCCAATCCGCCAACATCGACCGGGACAATAACCGCTTTGGTGAGGTCGAGTACTGGCTGGACCTGCAGCGCGAAATAAACCATCGCCGGTCAAAGTTCCTTTATCTGCTATCCGCCAGGCAGACCGCCGCACCTCGAGGTGCCATTGATGATATCCCTGCACTGAAGCGTGCACTTGCCGATCCGCAGGGTCATATCGAGTATAACGGCGATAAAGGCGTATTCGAAATCCTGAAGACAAACGATATGAGCGAGGCGCAGTTTACCTTGCTGCAAGATGCCAAGCAGGAAATCGATTCAGTTGGATTTAACGCACAGTTATCCGGCGAGCGCCAGGGCGATCTATCCGGTAAAGCCATTAACAGCTTGCAACTTGCCGGCATGAACGAACTCGCCCCGCTATTTGAGCTATTGGCAAAACTGGACAAGCGGGTATTCCGTCAGGTGTGGTATCGAATACGCCAGTTTTGGAACGAGGAACGCTGGATGTCTATTACCGACAATTCAGCCG